TCTGCAGAACCTTTCTTCTCAGCACCATGTCCTGGTTCTTTCTTAGAGAATGAACTACCAGCTTTACCGCCTGGGACATTGATGTTGCCAGCATTATCTTCTTTTGGTGAACCTTTTAAAAGACCATTGCCTTTTAATGCACCAGTTTCAGAACCAGTTGCACCATCACGACCGCTTAGAATATTAGCAGTTGTGCCGCCCATATCGTTCTTCATATTGTCAATTGTAGATCTTGTGTTGTCGGCTTTTTCGCCTGCGCCTTTCTTTTCTGCGCCGTGTCCAGCTGGAACTTTTTCTACGTATTCACGAACGGTTTCTAGATCAAAATCATCTTTCATTTCGTCGCCGCCCATTTCGTCGCCGCCCATTTCGTCTCCACCTTTAAGTTCATCAAACTTAGCTTGTAGCTCGTCAACAATAGCGTCTAGGTCTTGGAAAAGTTCTTCTTCTGACTTTTCGCCTTCTTCACCTTCGTCACCGCCCATTTCTAGATCACCTTCTAGGTCATCTGTAGGGTCGCCGCCCATATCGCCCATATCGTCATCTGCTTCGATGGCAATATCTTCAAATTCTTCGTCTACTTTTTCGTCTTCTGCGTCTTCATCTTTCGCAGCTTCGTCCATTTCTTCGTCTTCATCTTCGTCTTCGTCCGAAGCCTCTTCTAATTCGTCTTCGATGAGACTTTCATAGATTTCACGAGATTTCGCTACTACGTACTCGTGGAAAAGTTCTTCTGCTTTTGCTTGATCGTCATTGACCAAGCTCTCGAGCATCTGCTCAAGTGTGGTTTTATCTGCCATAATGTATTCTCCTTGAATTGGTAAAAGGCTGTAGTTTTATTTAACACGCAGATTATAATCAGGTGTTAAATGGTAGTTTTTTGAAGGATTTGGTCGCTGTAAATACTTCCTGGAAATTTTTTCTCAAAATCAGCGAAAGATAGATGTTTTAGATTGTAAATTTCTTTACTTAACTTTTCTGGGATATAATTTTGTGATGGATCTATTACTCTGTAGTATGTGATATTACGAAATTCTTTGATAACTTTTTCTGTTTGACTGGCCCAGTTTCCGTGGAAAGTAGCGGAGTCTTGACTTTTTTTATAGTTAAATGTATCAGCATAAACATTATTAAACTTGCCATTTATTCCTGCATAATCAAACCCAAATATGTATATTTCCCTATATCCGTGTGTACTAGCAAACCATAATGCTGTAGGTCCTGAACTCCATCCTTTGTGCGGACTGAAAAAGTTTAGATTATGCTTTGAAGTTATGCCCTTGTTAGGGTTTGTCCAAACCTGATGATTTTTATGATAGCCTGCAGACACTATTTCGTTGACCATTTTAACGTCAACAGCGATTAGATAATGAGGTTCAAATTCCCTGTACTGGGCATTACATCCGTAGACTGTTCCGTTTTTAAGTAGGAAGTTTGGATCTACTTTTAATCTGCTGACGCCGTTACCTAAAACGAATGCAGGGGTATTATTGGGCTGGTTGTTCTGCTTCAACTGGGGTTCCGTACATTTGTTTGATAAATTCTAACTCTGATTCTTTTTCAAATTCGTGAGCTTCGCTCTGCATTCTGAGCTGATTAATTTGTCTTAGAGTTAGACGTATTTTTCTTGTATCATCTTTTTCTAGAATACTACTGTCTCGTTCGTTAGAATAACGACGATCTACAGAAAAATCGTTAGTATTATCGTTAAAATATAAAAATTCTAATAGAAGCATAATGTATTTATTAAATTTGAGCTTCTGGTCCAGGTGCTTCTTCGGCAGGTGCTTCTGCAGCAGCGGCCATGTCTGGGGATACTTCTGCAGCCTGTCCTTCAGCTGCTGATTGTAGGCCTCCACCCGAAATACCTATAGATCTCATTTCACCAGCAGAATCCAATGCTGGTGTTAGTTTACCACTGTTCTCTTCTCTCCACAGTGTTTCGTTTTCAACAATTTCTTCTTGTGTTAAGCCTAAGAAACGTTTTAGTCCAAAACGTTTACTAATGTATGGAATCTGTGTTAGTTGTGCGTAAGTAGCTACTCTCGCTGTATCTAATTCAGATTGTCTGTATGCTGCAAAATTTTGCGGAGTATTAAATTTTAATTCAAACAGTCCGGGATCAATATTAATACCACTGTCATTTAACCAAATTTTAAATTCTTGATCAAAACTTTCAACGATCATCGATTGTAATCGTTTGCAATATTCGTTAAATCTTAGTTCTTGAATATATGCTGTACCAACTTTGCCGTCGGCTACATTGTTTGGTTGTTCGTCGATCGCAGTCGGTAAGTAACTGCTTGGAATGCGCAGAGCACGGAATAACTTGTTGGTAAAATAACGTAGATCTGTAATTTCACCTAGATTAGTACCGCCCGGTAGTGTGTCAACTTTAGATCCCCGACCTTCTGCTGTCTGCGGGAAAAAATAATCTTCTGATGAACTTAACGGATTATAACTAGCATCTATAACGTTGGCTCCGCCGCCGGTGGCGCTTGGAATACGTCGTTGTTGGATTTCATTTTTAACACGTTCAACAAAGCTCATAGCCATGTGTGCTGGCATATTTCCGACGTCTACATAGAAAATACGTCTTTCCGGAGCACGTTGTATACGATAGATAATGATAGCATCTTCAAGCAGTTCTTTCTGCTTGTAGACTTTGAATACTGATTCTAAGATGCTGTTGCCAAAAGGGTAATTATTATCTAAGCCTTCACTTAGGCTGATATGAATTACGTTTTTTGCATCTATAGTTACTTCATTGGTTTGATTTGAAAATCTAGTGCCCGGTGGTTGTGCTGCAGAACCCACCATCCCTCGACCAAACCCTCCGCCCGAAGTATACGAGCTTGTTCCGCTTGGACTAGTATTAGAAGTTCCGTGTGGTGTTACTGCTATTAACTCTTTGAAATTAAAGTTAATATCTCGTATCACGTACTGTTCAGGAATTTTTCCTTCACTTTCATTAACAATAATTTTTGATACTTTGGCAGCATCAACAAATAACCATTTCTTAGTTTCAGGATCTCTTACAAAGAAACAGTCACCGTATTTGAAAGCATTACGAACGATACGAAAAATTCTAGTTTCAAATTGTTGCAGTTTGCTCCATTTTTGTAGACTTTCTTTGATCAATTTAACTTCAGTTGAAGTTGGCTTACCTCTAAAAAAAGTGTGAAACGGTGTAGCATTTTCTTTATCTTTCTGTGTGCAGAATTCTGCAAGGATATCTAGAGCTGCATTAACTTCGCTGTCCATGTCCATTGTGTCATATTGCATATAACGTTCAACACGATTAGGAGCACCTGCATATACATCTGGTAAAAATGAACTATAGTTTGCTCGAGCCGGACCCGGCCGACCTTTGTTTCCTAACGGACTCATCGATCGTGATTGATTATCAATTGCTACCGGTGTGAAATATTTTTTCCAACTCATTTTATTTTTCCATTATATACTGAAAACATCACCTGACAGATTAGATTGAACTGAAAGTTGTCTTTCTCCTACATCAATTTGTTTTCGATTTATTCCTATGAGAACATCCATCTTAGTATTTAAGTTAGCAAGCAATGATTCAGCAGATTCTTGAGCAGGTCCCGAAGGCACTGTTTTTCTTTGATCTGGGTTAGGTGTTTTGGCTTCTGCTTCTTTTTTGGCTTTGTCTTCTGCGGCTTTTTTTGCTGCCTGTGCTTCTAATTCAGTTTTAGGAGTTTCAGCTGCGTTAACTTTACTTGTTGCAGGAGTTCCTGGAGATACTGTTTTTCCTGCGGTTTGTTTTTCTGCTGAAGCTTTTTGGAAATCGGCTAATTGTTTTTCTGCTACCGCTAATTTTTGTGCAGCCATTTTCTTTTCTACATCTGTTTTAGCATAGTTCAATTCATCTCGAGCAGAATCAACAGCCGTTTTTTTGTCAAAGGCTTCTAATCCTTTTGTAGCATCCACACTTCGCTTCGCAGCCGCCATTCTTTCTTGATCTGTGCCTGACATAGATGCTAATTTTTCTTTTTCTAATCCTTTGACTAGTTCAGCTCTTTGTTCTGATCTTGCCTTTGATTTTTTCTCTTTATCACCTTCAACAAACATAGATGATTTTTGCTGTTCGGCAAATGTCATTAGAGAATTTATCGGACTGCTGAGATCTAATTCTTTGGTCTGTGCCGTTGCTTCTTTGGCAGCATCGTCTGCGGCTTTGGCTCCGGCTCCTAAAGATCCGCTAGCTTGTTGGATATATTTTGATCCTGTTTGTTTATAACCTGCAACTTTTTTATCTATATCTAATTTTAGCTCTTCTCTTTTCTTTTGATTTTCGATGGCTTTTAATCTTTTTCCTTCTTCTGTAGCTTCAAAAGCATTTTGTTTTCTGCGAGTCTCTAATCGTTCCTGTATTTCTTTC